ATAAGGAGGACTGCGATGCTGGACATGAAGGATGCCAGACTGGCGGTACGGCTGTCGAACACTGAGTTTGACCGTGAGTTGCAGGATCTGCAGGACGCTGCCGTGGCTGATCTGGCTGCGGCAGGCATCGCAGAAATGGAAGACGACAGGCTGTACGATCAGGCGCTCCGGATGTACCTCAAGGGAAACTTTGAGCCCGGAGCGCCCGAGGCGGCAGCATGCCGGGAGATCTACGAACGCATCAAGGGTACGATCAAGCACTCTGATAAATACCGCGAGGTGAACGCAGATGCATGATGTGGTGTATCTGGTTCCTGTAGAAGAGGGCATAGAGCGAGGCAACATCTTCCGAAACCCGCAGAGGGAGAAGGCACGAAAGGTATTTGCAACTGTCGGGTCCGTCGGAGAACGTGAGTTTTACGACTCCGCACAGGCGGGATACGACCTTAGCCTCAAGGTTGAAGTATGGCTCTCGGATTACCGCGGAGAGGGCATGGTGGTCTATTCGGACGAAGAATACCGCGTTGTGCGCACCTACCGGAATGACAAGTTTCGGTACATGGAACTGTACTGCGAGCGGACGAAGGGCAGGGACTGACATGGCAAGAGTCAACACAGTGGGCCTGACGGAGCTTGCGAACGCTCTCAAAAAAGAAACGGGTACAAGCCGGGAACGAATCGAGAAGATGATCGACCGGGGCGCGGAGATCATGACGGACGCGATAAGGGAAAAGGCGGAAGCGCATGGTCTGAGGAATACCGGCAAGCTGATAGAGTCAATCAAGCCGGGCCCGGTGCAGATCTATTCAGACTCTGCATCGGTGGACATATGGCCGCAGGGTACGCGAAAAAACGGCAGAAAGCGCGGCAGGAATGCGACGGTCGGATTTGTGCAGCATTACGGACGGCATTACAAGCACAAATACAGGCCGGGAACAAAGTTCTTTGACGAAGCTCAAGCGGATGCGGCTAATGCCGTAGTCGAAGGCATGGCGAAGATTTGGAACAAGGGGGAATGATGATGCGCAACGAAGACATGCTGCATGACGCGCTGAGTGCAGTGACAAACGCTTATCACCTTGTTTTGGACGGAATGCCTGCAGAAGGCGCAGCCTACAGATTCCTGAACGAAACGCGTCTTTACGAAAGCGACGTGGTGATAGCAGCTACGGAGCATTTTCAGGTATATGTCTACAGAAAAGAGTACTCGGCAGAACTGATCGACAAGCTGATGCAAGGGCTGAGAGACGCGGGCTTTGCGGTGCAACTTGGCGGGCAGAGCATGGAGGAAGATTACTATCGCGATGAAATACGCGCGAGCAAGCTGAAGGAGGGAAATGATGAATAAGTCGATTGCCATCAAAACGGGCGTAACTGACTTTTATCTGGCGAAGGCAACGCACGACCCTGAGAACAACAAGGTTACTTACGGGGAACCGGGTGTGTTTGCCGGAACCGCCAGCGTGAGCAGTTCCGTACAGAAGAACGAAAACAAGGTGTACGAAAGTGATGAGCTTATCCACAGCCGCAGCCGTACGAGCGGCGTCAACATCACGCTGACCACCCGTACTGCGGATCCGGCGTCGGAGATGGAGGTCATCTACGGCCAGACCGCATCCGGTGAGGAGTATATCATCGGCCCGGACGACATGGGCGGTCACTACGCTGTTGGCTGGGCGAAGAAACGCTCCGACGGCAGCTATCTCTGTCAGTGGTATCTCTGGGCAACCGGCTCCAAAGACGACGAGAGCGACGAAACCGCCACCGACACCGAGAACTCCGCCACCGACAGCTACACGTTTGCGGCGGCATCCTCGCCCGAACCGCGCGCGGACGGTAGAACGCAGATGAAGCGTGTCAAACACGCGAAAGATGCGGCGGAGATGCGTGCGTTCTTCGCAAGTGTGCTGCCGGCGTAAAAGATCAAACAACAAGGGACTATGGACAATCGGGCCGTAGTCCCTTTATGAAATCAAGGAGGGATAAGTGTGGAAGGAAGAAAAACGCAGAGCGCAATTGTGACCCTGCAGGACGGAAAGACGTACAAGGCGGACTTTGACATGGGGGCGCTCGCAAATGCAGAGATGGCATATGAGCGATACTTCGGAAAGAAAATGGGTGTAAATGACATCGTCACGGAGCTTGTAGGATCCGGAACGCGCGCAATGATGTCATTTATGTATGGAGCGATGATCTCGGCAGGAGAAAAAATAACATGGGAGTACTTCAGCAAGTCAATGTATACGTTCGCGAACGTGCAGAAACTGATCGGAGTAGCAGCGGACGGCCTGACGGAGATGATGCGAACCGATGACGAGCCCGAGGAGGGCGAAGAAAAAAACGTGCATTCCCGTGGCGCGGTCTGATGCGCGCGTATCGCGCGGTCACGGGGAACAAGGGGAGCATAGCGGAGTTTTGGAAGCTGTCGCCGGCAGAGCTGCTTGCGTGGTGTGACGCGGCAGTGATGGAAGAGCCGGACCCTTACGAGGATCTGGAATACGGCGAGGAGGTGTTTGAATAATGCCGACGGATACCAGGAATATAGTCACGACAGTCGAAGTGGCCGGAGAGGGTACATACAAGAAAAAACTGGACGGGATTTCGAAATCGCTTAAAACGCTGGCAAGCGAACAGAAGGTCGTCGACGCTCAGTACAGCAAGAGCGACAAAAGCCTTGCGGCGCTGGCGAGCAGACAGGAGATCTTCAGAAAACAGCTGGAGCTGCAGCGCGCGAAGCTGGAGACGATCCGAGAGGAATACGCGAAGACGTCCGAAGCGATGGGCGAAAACGCGGATGAATCCCAAAAGCTGAACCGGGAAATGAACTACGCCAACGCGGCGTTGATCAAGACTGAGAGGACGCTGCGAGAGATCGAAGAGGCGATGCAGGAAGCGGCGGAAGCGGCAGAAGAAACCGGAGATGCGCTTGAGGACGCGGCGGAAAGCCAGGAAGAGCTTGGAGATTCCGCTGAGAAAGCTGCGGCCAAGCTGAAGAAGATCGGCACCGCGTCTAAGGAACAGAAGGAGGCACTGAAGCAGCTCGGCAAGCAGGCCGAGGAGACGGCGGGGAAACTCTCCAAGGCACTGACGGCGGCGACTGTAACGACGATCGGCGTATCCGCGAAGGAATATATGGACTTTGAGGCGCAGATGTCGAACGTGGCCACGCTGGCTGACACGACGGCTGTATCTCTGGATGATCTTGCCGATCAGGCGCTGAAGGCGTCGAACAAAACCGGCGTTGCTGCGACGGACATCTCGCAGGGTGCTTATGCTGCGCTTTCTGCGGGCGTAGATACGGCGAATGTCATGGAATACGTAACGGAGGCCGCAAAGGCTGCAAAAGCCGGTCAGGGTGAGCTTGACGATGTAATTCAGGGCTCGACGGCTATCATGAACGCATGGAAGCTGTCGTATTCAGACGCAACGGGCGTATTTGAGAAGCTGCTGGTTGCGCAGGATTTCGGACAGACGACGCTGGGCGAAATCTCGTCTCAGATCGGCCAGCTGACGGGCCTTGCGCCGCAGCTGAACGTATCGCTGGAAGAGACGCTGGCAGCGACGTCTGCGCTGACGAAAAACGGCGTGCAGACCTCTCAGGCAATCAACGGCCTGAAGGCGGTAATGGCGGGAGTTATCAAGCCGACGGCGGAAGCGACGAAAACCGCGCAGGAGCTCGGGCTTGAGTTTGACGCTGCTGCGCTGAAGTCCAAGGGCCTGACCGGGTTTCTCGCGGACGTTATGGAGAAAACGGGCGGCAGCGAGGAAATCCTTGCCAAGCTGTTCGGCAGCGTAGAGGGATTGTCACAAGTGATGCTGCTGGGCGGAGGCGCTGCGGATGACTATGCGCAGGCGCTTGCGGCTATGGAATCATCTGCCGGCAAACTCGACAAAGCATTTGCCACGGTGACGGACAATAGCGCATCCCGCTTGCAAATGAGCCTGAACAAGATCAAGAACGAAGCGATCAAGTTCGGCGAGCAGCTGGCTCCGTACATCGACATTGCCTCAGACGCGCTCGGCACACTTGCGGAGAAGATTGGAGCTCTGTCGAATGAGGAAAAAATGGGCATCCTCCAGACGGCGGCGTGGGTTGCCGCCGGCCTGAAACTGGTGTCGATCGCCAGCAAGCTGACGACGACGATCAAGCTGATGGGAACCGCCGCGGGTCCCGTGGGACTGACGGCGGCAGCGCTGGCGGCGCTTACTGCAGCGATCATTGCATTGGATAAGGCAGCTCAGGCGGCGAGTCTTGACGCGGCAATCGACAAGTTCGAGGACGCGCTGAACGCAAACTATTCCGGAGACATGGCCGCGACAATTGACGCGACGATTGACACCACAGACGCGTCGGCGGCCATTGAAGCGGCAATAGCAGAGCTGAGAACGAAGCTGACCGGAATGAAGGTACTGACGCCGGATGAACAGGCGGCAATCATCGCCACGATCAGAGGAGAGATGGAGCCGATAGAGCTCGCCATGGCGGCGGGAATAAAGATTGACTCCGAGACGCTTGACGAAAACATCGACAGTGAACAGGCGATATTCGTTGAAGCGCTTAAAGCTTTCGGTCTGACTGACAGCCAGATCAACGAAATCGTAGCTGTGTATCAGGACGCCGCGGACAACCTCGCGCTCAAGGTGCCAAATGTATACGATACGATCAAAAGCGCGCTGACGGACGGGGAGGCCGATACAACGGAGGTCGTGGAAGCGGTCAAGAGCGACGTGACGGGTATGTTTGACGACGCGGAAGCCAAGCTGGCAGGCATGGGCGACGACGCAGCCGGATATGCGGAGACGCTGAAGAGTCTGGAAGCGGAGACGACGGCATGGATCGACGGCATGGCGGGAATGTCGACCGATTATGTTCTGGCTCACCTTGGAGAACTGGAAGCTATTCAGGCGAAGGTGCAGGAGGTCATGAGTGAAATCGACGCCGCAAACGCCGCGCTGAACGAGCAGGGCAAGGGAGCGTATGATCAGGTGGTTATGGGCGCGACGACGGACCAGAATACGATTGCACAGGGGTTTCAGTACGCTTATCAGGGATACAAGCTAGATCTGCAAACAATTGAAGAAGAAGCTGCCGCGAAAAAAGCGGAAATTGACGACGCTTTCAAAAGAGGGATGATGACCCCTGAGGAACACCTGGAGCAAGAACAGGTAATCAAAGAAGAAGCGGAAGCCAAGGCAGAAAAAGCGTTGGAAGAATATCAGGAAGAGCGCAGCGCACTACTGAAAGGAATGCGGGAAGGCTTTGAAGATATTTCGCCCGAAGAGATGGAGAATCTGGAAAAGATAGCTGAGTTGTTCGATGTGCGGGCGTTGTTGGATGAACAGATTGCGAGTGCGGAACAACAGAGCGAATGGAGCGGTGGATGGGGCAAACCGTCGGGCGCAAATTCAGGATATGCAATCGCGCTGAAAGAGAAAAAGCATGAAGTTGAACAGCAAATAAAAGAACTGCTTGCGGGGATCAACACAGAAGATGGCAGCTATATGGACACGATAAACGAGATATTCGGTTCAACAGGAGCATTTGCCGATGCTGACATTGACACGTCAAACATTGAAGAGGTAATTATGGCCGCAATGGGAGACGTCGGCGATTCCGCAGTAAGCGGGCTGGAGGAAGGATTGCAGGATCCGGACGGCAAAGTCGAAAAAGCGTCGGAGGGGCTTGTGAGTTCTTCGGTGAGCTCTGCGAAAAAAGCGGTGACGGGCGAAGTTGGAGGAACGGGAATGTATGCGGTTGGCATGGCCGCCGTGGAAAGCCTCGCCGCGGGAGTTGCCGCAAGGAAGAGCGTGCTTGTGGCGCAGATGCAGGCAGTGGCGCAGGCGGCGGTGGACGCTGCACGACGCACGCTCATGGGTTCTGATTACGCGGAAGGCGGCTCAAGTTCGTCGTCATCGTCGTCTTCGTCGAGTGGGAGAACCGGGGATAAATCTTCCGGCGGCAACACTACCGTAAACGTCAGCTACAGCGGCGCGTACACCCGCAAAGAAGCAAAGAATTTCGGCCGCGAGCTTGCATCGCAGCTGGCAGCGGAAGCGTCGGGAAAGGGGGGCTGATATGAAAAACAGAATGTACTTCGGAGACCATAACAGCGACGAGATGCTTGCCGTAATCACGACCATGCCGAACATTCCCATTGCCGAAGAAGACGGCGAATGGGTGCAGATCGCCGGCGCGGACGGAGAACGGTTCATTTCGAACGGTGGGCTGAAGCCTGTGACAATCGCGGTACCGATGTGGATCCGGCCCGAGGCTGACGTCAACGCCGTCACGGCGTGGCTCAGCGGCGCGGGCATCCTGCGCTTTGAACGCTGGAATTGGTTCTGGCACGCACAGGTCATCGGTGAAACGCCGCTTGTGCCCTGCGTGTGGAATGACGGATGGACAACCAACGTTACATTCCGCGCGAAACCGCACCGCTACATATGGCCGGAGACGCAGCCGATCACCATCCGGGAAGCATCGACGATCAGAGGCAGGGGCACGGCGCAGGCGAAGCCGATCATAAGCGTTCGCGGCACAGGCAACGTAACCCTCATGGTGGGACGCCAGACAGTACTGATCGACGGCCTCAACGGCGAGCTGACGCTTGACTGTGAGGCGAAGATGGCGTACAGCGGAACTGAATCGATGAACGACAGAGTGTCGATTGTTGACGGCCAGTGGCCGCTGCTGGATCCGTCGGTAACGTCGATCAACTGGACGGGCAGCGTAACCGAGGTGTACGTAACGCCCAGATGGAGGTGCAGGTAAATGTCCGACGTATATGTCTA